CCTGTTCTACATTCTCGATGGCAAACCGATCAGTGATAACAACGACGCGACAATCATGGCAACCGCCCGCTGGTATCTGGACGAGATGCAGCGCAATCTGGATGACGCGATTGAAGCCGGACTCCCGGAAGCACAGCGACAGATCCAGGCCAATATTGATTCTTTTAAGTTCGTAACCAGCGACCTAAGTTGCGCCAATATTGCCAGCGGCATTCTTTATCTGCCGATCGAATTCACCTATCCCGATGCAGCAACAAACGCCAACAATAACTACACTGGCTAGACCGAAGTCACTCTTGATGAAGGCGGCGAGGAAGCCATGGCGATGGCATATCAGACCCACGATGAAGGCTATACATATCAGAATCTGTTTAACACTCCAGTGAATGGCTATCTGATTGTTCGTGATCCAGACACAGTAGACGATGATATGCCGGCAGGCAATGCGGTAGGCTGGCTACGATGGAATGGCAAAAAATATGTACCACTCAAATACAAGAAGATCAGTAATCGCTTCACTGGCGACGTAAAACCGCTCAATGACCAACAGAAGCTCGCATTTGATATGCTGCAGAACGACGATATTACCGTTAAGATGCTGGCTGGGACATTCGGCAGCGGCAAGACAATGCTTATGGTGTCCTCTGCTATTGATATGATCGAGAAGCACAAAGTTGAGAAGCTGATCTGGATTCGCAATAACATCGAAGTCAAGAATACCAAGGAGCTGGGCGCACTACCCGGCACTCTACTAGAGAAGCTCGGCGCTGCTTCTTTTGCTGGCCCTCTGGCTGATCACTTGGGCGGCGAGGCTGGTTTGGAATACTGGATCAATAATGGGCAGGTAGAAGTAGCTCACCTTGGATTTATTCGTGGCCGCGACTACAAGAACGCAATTATTATGGTTTCAGAGGCTGAGAATCTGACCAAAGAGCATGTACAGCTGCTACTCGGCCGTGTTGGTGAGGGATCTATGCTGTGGCTTGATGGCGACCTGAAGCAGACTGACGAGGCTGTGTTTGAAAATAACAGCGGTATGCGTAAGGCAATTCAGTGTCTGGCTGGCAACACGCACTTTGGATATGTCTACCTGAACAAGACAGAACGCAGCGAGACCGCACAACTGGCTGACCTGTTAGACTAAGGGGCGCAGCAGAATGATAAAAGTAAGAATAGGCGGCTTACGACTAATGGATTACATCTCTCCTACTGGCGACTGGAACTATGAAGCGATTGACGGTTTAGCGAAAGCTTTGTATGACCGTTACAAAGAAGCGGAATTCGAACAGATAGTAGAGTTATTCAAGAAATACATAGGAGAACAAACATGACAGAAGAGTCAGCAGTATTTCATCGACAAGTTCGTAAAAGAGCGCGGCGCAAACCTGATGATACCGAAGGTCGTATGAGTAACAAAGGGTACAGTATATGACAATCGATAAAGTGATGAACAATCTCTATGATGCTCTAAGCAAAAATCAAGATACTATATGGTTCGATTATCAAGGATTCCGCTGGGAGCTAGGTCGTGATCTACGTTTTCATCCACGACATATACTTCATCCAGGGAATTGCTCTGAAGATCGACGTGCAGCTCAATACGGTTGTCCAATCCCCTACTATCCAGAATCAGAAAACGAATGTATATGCGAGGGCTTGCTATGATAGGCAGAATGAATGATTTGCTTAACAAATATAGAGATTTAATGAATTCAGCCGGTGCAGGGCTTCGGCAGTATAAACGGCAACCAAACATACTGACATATGGTATGAACACTAGAAACAAAACACGGATTGTGTATGAAGGAGAAGATTGGATGAGAGTTTTATTCGTAAGGCCATCGATCTATGACACGGTATGCGACTGGTATGAACGCATGAATACTGTGCAAAAGCATCGCAAGGAGACCGCAATCTGTAAATCACCCGAAGATTTTTGGGATATATTCAATAAAGATAAATTCGGCGCACAATATACGACATTCTATTTTGACGATAGGCTGGCACTGACCGATACTTTTGAATTTTTCAAGGAGATCGCGCGGTTGTATGGTGAAGAGGATGCGAAGTATATTTCAGAGAACAAAATGCGGCGGATCACCATGAACTATTTGATGAACAACAATCAGTTTGACTTGTTCCAGCAGTTCTCCATCACACCAGAATGTCTGGACGATGTAATTCATGATGCTCTGGCTGATCAACAGTGCGAATGTGTGTGCAGACCGCTATTGTAAAGGAGAGGCGAAATATGGAAAGAATATTAACGCCACGAGGCGGTGGACGTACATATGCGATCTGCGAATACGCTGTCAAGAACAATTGCAATATCTTGGTGCCGATGGGTGGGACGGCTATATTATGTGCACAGGACTATATCAAGGAAATAGCCAGGAATCTTGATATTCAATATTAGGGGTATAGGGTTGATCATCAATGTCTTATAGTGGATTTACAAAGCAGAGAGCGTGGAGAATATGCTATCCATATACTGACGGCGACTCGCCCTCCTGACAACTACAATGGATTACGCCTTGAATACAAACCACTTGTTGTTGATGATATCGACCGATGTTTTAAACTCATGTGTTTTCCGAATGTACAAATTGATGCCTGTTCTCTGATGACATATGATCCGAGCGAGGTTGCGTTTACACCGCCAACTGCGCCTCAAGAAGTGCAGCGGGATGAATGCGTGTGTAACAGTTTGGTATAACAGAGGTGCCAGCAATGAACAAATTTGATGCGCTACATGATGATCGCACGCTGCGATGGTGTAAATACAGATATCCCGATGATGTCAACAGTGGCGAGTTTACTTTTGACTGGGCGAAGGATGGATTTACATGGTCTCTGCCAAGCGATAAACCACTGCGAACCACAAACGAAATTGTATCTTACATTGACGCAAATGGTAACCAGCGTGAAGTTCAAGCGGAAGTAAAATACTATGGAATGGGACACGACACGCTGTGGACGATTGCAATTCCTAATGTTGTCGAGGCAGAGAACGAGTGTGTCTGTGAATCACTATTATGAGGCACGATATGAACAATCAATTATTGATACCCGATGATAAGATATACATATATCCATCAGATTGGAAGCAGCCTGTACGAATTCAATTTGAAAATGGATCGACCATAGACACTGTAAATCATGGCAATTCACATCACACTATTCAATTCGACAAATGGGTTGATTATAATACCATAGTTACTGATGAAACTTTACAAAAGCTTATCAAAGACTATATATCGAAAAATTTTCCAAGAGAAGAATACAGAGTATCTATTCACAATGAGTGTTACTGTGAGAGCCTATTATGAAAAAATATATCAGTGAAGAAGTACAACAACAAGCAGCCCTACAATTACATATCGAAATTGAAAATGATTGTAAAATAAAATTTGATAATTTCAGATTTCAAATAGACGAAGAAGATATAACGATTCGTCGCCATGGAGAATCAGATGAAACGTTTTTAGTCAAAAGGAAAGTAAGACTTTTCTTATTAAATAACGGATTTGAATTCGAAATTGCTGGGCCTTATGCTGAACAGATGTACAGACGATATCTTAAACTGATAAATGGAGATATCAATACAAATAGTGAATATTATTGTGAAAGTCTATTGTAAAGGAGATGAAAATATTGGATGAACAAGAGCTAACTGTAAGAGTTGAAGAAATAGATAATCATTTATTTTCTATGCACGATACAGTAAACCATGCGATTATCAAAGCCGATGAAGCAAATACTCTGTCGCATTTTGCAGTAGAACGTATAGATACTATAAGAGCAACAACAACCTCGTATCAAACTGCGATTGATCAATTACAAACTCGGATCGCAGAACTTGAACATAAAATAGATTTACTGACAGGACCATGTATTTGTGAGCCGCTGATATAAGGAGGAACTATATGAAAGAAAACGACTTTTCAAAACAGGATATTTATGATATTGGATTTGCCGTAGCTGATGCTGTGCGCGATTATGATGTAACTTACGAGGATATCCTTGACGCGATTCAGGTATATGCAGAATAGCAGGAACTGATCGGCAATGCATCACTTTATGATACGTTGTGGATGGAAGACGGCACGCCTATGTCCCCTTCTTTGACACGATATTTATTCCATGAGATGTACTGCCCAGATGATTATGGTTATGATGAGGAGGACGGCGACGATGAGTGATCGCAAGCGTGATAAGGTATCTAAGAGCAGCTATATGCGTAACGCCCGCAAACAGCGTATGATCGAGAATCAGTTTTTGCAGGAAGTTGAGAAGGCTCAGGAGAGTGGCGAACGTCAGCGGCAATCAGAGCGGCGGAAGCGGCGTACAATGTGGGATGACGACGAAGACTAAGGAGGTACGCAGTAGTATGGATAAAGAGCCTAAGAAGCCGGGCGGAGAGAACGATACAGAGCGAGACGATATTCAGGAGATCCGCGTTAACTCTATTCCGCTGATGGTACTTATCGCTGGTGTTTTAAGTTCCGTTGACTTTGTTGATTGGATGTTTACTATCGCAGAAATGCTTGTTGTATTTGTGCTTACATATCAGATTCTAGGACGTGTGCTCTTTACTGCCCTGGTGGTTACGCCCATTTTGGTTGTGTTTATCAGCAAGTGTCTGGCGGCCTACGATGAGATCATGTATGGCGACGATGATATGGGTGGCAGCGATGGCGAAGATGACAGCGATGACCACTTTAACGACCACTGGAATAATTTGATTCATTGAGGAGTGATGTTATTTGTTTAGTCCACCATTATATAGCGTACTAAAATTTAACTTGAATTATATCGTTTCTCATAACTATAATTTTAAACTGACACCAGAAGAGATGGAGCAGTATAAGGTCTTACAGGGCGACGATATGCTGTTCAGACAGATTCGGCTCATTTCCGATGACTAGAATAAATTCCAGCGCTTTATTATCTTTGTTGATGCAACAGGCGGCCAGAACCACCCTGATGCTATCGATCATTTAGTAGAGCATGGATTCAAATTTAATGGCCAGAAATATCTGTTCTGTGAACGTAGCGCAAGTATGGTCCGTCAGAGCATGTTAAGTTTTGTTGAGCGACATATCTACCCTGAACTCGACCGCCGTGTAAGCATGGAACTGGATTTTTCTGAAACACCAACCGTCCTGAGTAAGTATTATGCTTATCGTGGTTTGATGTTGAGCAGCTGCCACTGCCTGGAGAATTGGTACCCCAAAATGATTGTTGTTCCAGACTATATGACAACGATCAAAAATCAGTGGATCGAGTATCTGGTAGACAAGACTGTAACGTTTAATGACCGTAAAACAGGCAAAGAACGCACCTGGACTCAGAAAGATATCGCCACAAAAACAGTTGACATTGATATCAACGCCTTTGATGGTGCTGGAATCTGCCACCCAAGTATCATGCGCGAATTTGAAAAGCGTATCGGCACTTCTGAACGGATGAATAGCTTGATTCTGCGTGCTCCATATATCAAGGGTTGCTTACATGAGATTGATTACGAGCGTTTTTTTGAAGAGAACGGCGTTACAAAAATCAAGGACATCTGGGGCATGGAATATGATGTAACACCTGGCAGCGAACCAATGATTATTATTACTGCTTCAATGTACAAGGGTCTCAAATATTTCAAGAAAACTGGTACCTATTCTGACTGGGAGAGATACTGGGAACTTTTCAAGAAGTACGACAACTGCCTTGGTGTAGCTAAATGGAACTTTACGCTTGAACAAGAACCGCTTTCCACCCGTAGCAACTATCAGGTCATTCAAGATCTACAGCTCGACAATGAGTCTTTTAAGCATCTAGCTGACGACAGCATTACCTGGTATCAGAATATTGTCAAAGGCGACCCGATTTATACATACTGCTTCCTTGGTTTACTTGCCGAGAACAACGACCCGATGAATCATTATATGGCTGCTGCCCTGCGTAATCCAGTGATGGTAAAAGAGCCGGCAATCAAAGATTATATTCACTCGCTGCTTGATAAATATCGCAATGAGATGAAGTGCGGTCGGCTTTGGATGAATGCTACTTTTAAGTTCTGGGCTCCTGACCTTATTGCACTATTGCAGCACATTGGTGGTCTACCTGTGACTGGCTGCCTTGAAGACGGTGAGTTCTACAGCTTTGATCGTCGTGGTGTGATGGAGGGAGACCGCTTAATTGAGCGCAATCCACATATCTCTGTTGCCGAGCATGTAAAGGCCAGGGCCGTAGACAACGAATACACCCGCAAATACTGCAGCCATCTTCAGAATGTTGCTATGGTAAATATCAAATCCATCGTGGCTTCCAGACTCAATGGTTCTGATTTTGACGGCGACCTGGTTCTAATCATCGATAATCCACTGATGATGAGTGGTGTTCCTGATAATATCCCTATTACACTCGATGTTGAAGATAAGATCACTGCGTTAGCAGAATGTGATATTGTGAAGAACAAAGTTGCCTGCACCATTCGCGGATTGAAGAGTTCTATTGGCGAGATTTCAAACTACGCAACTGCATACCATAATAAGGTTCCGACCATGGAAAAGACCAAGAAGCTCTATCACGATAATATTTCGCTTTTGAGCATCTGCAACGGAAAGGCGATTTTTAGTATGATTGGTCGCCCTACACGGTGACGTGTAGTAAAAAACTTGGTGGACCTGCAAAAGCAGGGTGTATATCAAACATTATGGAGCCACAGGAAATGGTGGTTAATTGATATGCTAACAGGGAACCTAACGTAAAGCATCTTTGACCAGTAAGGAGAGATGCTTATGGAATTTATTGATAAAGATATTTATAAAGATAAGTCTGGCATTTATCAAATTAGAAATCTTATAAATAATAAGATTTATATTGGTCAGACAACAATGCGTTTTATTAAAAGATATTGGCATCATCAGTAGAAACTTACCGAGAATACACACGATAACAAACATCTACAAACTGCGTGGCAAAAATATGGACCCGATAATTTCGTATTTGAAGTGCTACATGTTTTAAAAGATGGAGAAGATATAAATAAACTAGAGATAGATTATATTAAAGCAGCCCATTCAGATAGTGGAGAGTGTGGTTACAACATTCAACATGGTGGGCAAGAGAAAAGATTAGTCAGTTATGTCTCTCCTGAAGCACGCAAATTGGTTGGCGCAAAAAATCGTGAACATTTACTTGGTAAGACATTATCAGATACGACCAAGCAGCACATGTGTGAGTCTGCGCATAGAGGCGAGGATAATCCTTCCTCAAAGTTGTCTGTATCCGATGTAATCGAAATAAAAAAGATGCTTCGAGATGGAGTTTCTGCTAATAGCATTGGGAAGAAATTCAATGTCTCAAAACAAAACATCTTATCCATAAAACACAATAAAACATAGACGCATGTAACAATTTAAAATCAATAGATGCTTTACGTTACAATCCTGTGCCGAGCCTTAGAGAGCTTCTAAGGAAGGTTAAGAGACTATCCTTTTGAGGAGTACACGACTGGTGAAAATCCAGCGTGGAAGTACCAAGCTCTCATTGAAAAATGAGATGAAGATATAGTCCAAAATTTAAGCGATTACGCTAAAACTGGTGTGTTGTATCCAGTTCCACGCAATGTGGCTGCTTATGGTCGTCCTCTACCCTATTTTATGAAGTATGCAGGCCCTTACTACGCACGTTTACATAATCTCAGCAAGGCACATAGCAACATGAACCTGCTTTGCATGAGTCTGGAGCGTTGGGAGCGCGGTGTACGGTGGCGCAAAGAGCCTGCAGGTAGCTTTGATTGGCATATCATGTACGACCCAGAGGTCTCCTATGATCAGGCAGTCTTTGACGAGATCGAGGCCATTTTCTTGGACTTCAACAAATGCCGCAAAGAGCAACTTGAGTTCGAAAAGAAATGTCGCAATTGGCAATTATATCATAAAGAGATTGAAGGTCGTATCACCAAGGAAGAAGCCAAAACATATGAAACGAACTGGCAGG